AGGAGCTACCATCTAAAGTATCTCAAGCTAAAGAGCCACCTATGGTAGAGTACATATCTTTAGCATGAGGAGAAGACACAATAAACGTAAGTATCGTAGTGGTCTAGAAGAAAAAGTAGCAGAGTTCATACAAGAGCATGAGTCTTGTGTTCGCTATGAGGAGTTCAAGATCAAGTGGACAGATGTACGTTTTAGAGTATACACTCCTGACTTTGTTTTAGATAATGGTATTATTATTGAAACAAAAGGACTGTTTACTAGTGAGGATCGTAGAAAACATATTGAAGTACAAAAGCAACATCCTGAATTAGATATTCGATTTGTCTTTACAAATGAGAGAAGTAAACTATATAAAGGTAGCAAGACAACTTATGGTATGTGGTGCGATAAAAACAATTTTAAATATGCAACGAGGATTATACCTCTTAAATGGTTAAAGGAAAAGGGTAATGTATCAACTAGGAAGAGATGACATAGCACTTATGTTCTTCTGTGGAGAAGACAAAGATGGCAAGTGGAATGGTAGTTTTGATATCAAAATGTATTGTGATTATGAAAACAAGCATGGAAAACAGCATGTAGATGATATGAAACGACTCATGGGATTACTAACTACTTGTGTTCAACTAATTGCTGAAGATGATAACTTTAAACTTACAGTACATGATGAATATGAGAGAAGGGAGAGATCTTTTCAAGAGCAACAAGCACATAGTATCATGGACAAACATGACGAGTTAGAATCAAAAGTAAAAGATAATCCTAAGATTATATCTAGAAAGGGAAATGTTATTAAAGTTGATTGGGGGCAAATATAGTGGCTATAGAAGAGTTTAAAGGTAAGTATACAGAGGATGCAGTTACACCTAACTTAGAAGACATGGTTAATAATCCACCTCATTACAATCAGCATGGTATAGAATGTTTAGATGCAATACGAGCCGCAACAGGAGAGGGGTATCAGTATTACTTACAAGGCAACATACTAAAATATCTGTGGCGATATAGATACAAGAATGGAAAAGAGGATTTAGAAAAAGCACTATTTTATCTAATAAGAATGATTGAGGAAGTAAATGAAAGTTAAAGTATTTTTAATGCTTGACATTGATGAGGAAGAAAATATATTTCCTATTGACGATGGCATTGAGGATGCTGTACAAAGCACCATTGAAGATTTAATCTTTGATGTTGATGGAATTGAAATTAAAAGTATAAAGGTGACACATGACAAACGCACTACCAACTGATTACCAAAACTTCATAGCTGTTTCTCGCTATGCAAGATGGATTGCTGAAGAAAACAGAAGAGAAACGTGGACAGAAACAGTATCAAGATACATGGATTACTTATGTAGCAAAATTAATATTGACAATGCTACTAAAGGGTATCTGTGGGAAGCGATACATAGCCTACAGGTAATGCCATCTATGAGAGCATTAATGACTGCGGGTGCCGCACTTGATCGTGACAATACTGCGGGCTACAACTGTGCTTACTTGCCTGTTGATGACCCCAAATCATTCGATGAAGCTATGTACATATTACTGTGTGGCACAGGTGTTGGCTTTAGTGTTGAGAGAAAGTACGTAGAAAAGTTACCTGAAGTTCCTGATAAATTATATAAGTCAGATACATGTATTAAAGTAAAAGATAGCAAGGAAGGTTGGGCAAAATCTTTACGTGTGTTGATATCTCTTCTTTATGCTGGTGAAATACCCACTTACGATGTGTCAAAGGTACGTCCTGCGGGATCTAGGTTAAAAGTATTTGGTGGTACTGCATCTGGACCCGGACCACTAGTGCAACTGTTTCAATTTGCTATCAATACATTTGAGAATGCTAAAGGACGCAAGCTCAATTCATATGAGTGTCATAGTCTTATGTGTAAAGTTGGTGATGTAGTTGTATCAGGTGGGGTACGTAGGTCAGCAATGATTAGCTTATCTAATTTATCTGATATAAGAATGCGTCATGCCAAGTCAGGTGAGTTTTGGAAAACTGCACCACACATGAGCATGGCTAATAATAGTGTTGTTTACACGGACAAGCCAGATGGTGCTACATTCTTACGTGAATGGACATCGTTAGTTGAGTCTAGATCAGGTGAACGTGGCATATTCAATAGAGTTGCTGCTCAAAAGCAAGCTGAGAAGAATGGAAGACGTACATCAGACATAGATTTTGGATGTAACCCATGCTCTGAAATCATACTGCGTCCATATCAGTTCTGTAACCTCACAGAGGTGGTAGTTCGTGATAAAGATACCTCTGATGACCTAGCGAGAAAGGTGCGACTAGCAACGATTCTAGGCACAGCACAGGCGACATTGACTAAGTTCCCATATTTAAGAAAAGTGTGGAAAGATAACACAGAAGAAGAAAGATTGTTAGGTGTTAGTCTTACAGGTATCATGGATAATGGATTGACTAGTTCTACATATGATTTGAAACATATATTACAAGAGTTAAAACAAGTGGCTATTGATACAAATAAAGTTTATGCTGATAAGTTTGGTATACCACAATCAACTGCAATTACTTGTGTTAAGCCTAGTGGTACAGTATCACAACTTTGTGATTCAGCTAGTGGCATACATCCTAGATATTCAGAATACTACATAAGAACTGTAAGAGGTAGCAATCACGATCCACTTACACAATTTATGAAAGAGCAAGGTGTTCCTAGTGAGCCTTGTGTAAGTAAACCTAGTGAGAATACTGTATTTAGTTTTCCATTTAAGTCACCTCGTACATCTACAACTGCATCCAATATGTCTGCGATAGATCAGCTAGAATTATGGCTAACGTATCAAAGATATTGGTGTGAGCATAAGCCTAGTTGTTCTGTCTATGTTAGAGATCACGAATGGGCAGAGGTAGGTGCATTTGTTTACAAGCACTTTGATGAAATGTCAGGTGTATCTTTCTTTCCTAAAGATGATCACGTATATCAACAAGCACCATATAGTGAGTGTACTAAAGAAGAGTATGAAGAAGCAATAAAAAAAGCCCCATCTAAAATAGATTGGAGCTTGTTAAAGGACTTTGAGAAAGAGGACACTACCTCTTCTAGTCAGACATTTGCTTGTAGTGGAGATTCATGTGAAGTTGTAGATATTGGTGCTTAAATGCAGTTTGATCTTTTTGAAGAATTACCTACGGATGTAGAAGATGGTAAAACGTGCATTAAATGTAATAGGTATTTACCTCACGAATCTTTTGAATGGTTTTCAGGAGCTAATACATGGAGAAGACCAGAATGTAAAAGGTGTAGAGGAGAAAGTAGGAAAGTAACAGAAGCCTTAAAAAAGAGTACTCCCCCACCAAGTAAAGACCACACTTGCCCAATTTGTACAAAAAATTTAGAAGAGATATCTTTACATAGATCAAAAAGTATGAGTTCATTTGTTTTAGATCACGATCACGAAAAAAATATATTTAGAGGTTGGTTATGTCATTGTTGTAATACAGCTATAGGTATGTTACGTGACGACCCAACCACAATAATGAGAGCATATAAATATCTAAAGGAGTTCAAAGATGAACATAGTTGATAAAGGCTACAAAGCATTTTGGAGAGGTAACTTAATTAATCCTTATAATATAGGCACTTACAGAAATAAAGAATGGGAAAGAGGATTTAATAAAGCCTACTTTGAGCAGTTAAAAAGGGTAAAGAAACATGAGTCTAGAAAAGGAAGCAGAACAATTCATTAATAGTAAAGTAAAAGATTGCAAAGAAGACATCAAATTAATTATAGAAGAATTAAAAAAAGCACTTGACAAATTAGAAAAAATGCTTTAATGTATAGGTAGATTGATTGCAATACTTTTCGTAATCAATCGTAGCTGTGTGGTCAACTCTGAGGGAGTGGTATTAATTTACTGCTCCCTTTTTTTCTTGACTAACTTTGCAAACTTTAATATTTCTCTTAATTCAAAATCAGACATAGATAACATATCATCTGTATTGGTACTTAAAGGCAACCTAGACCCCTCTGAAACTGCTTTGTTATAAGATTGTATAGCTTCAATTAATGTTCTATTATCATACTGTGCTATATCTGATATTGTTTTTAGTCTTAATAAATACTGTCGTGTTCCCATGTTAGGAGATTGCCCTTCTCCACCTCGTATCTCTATTTCAGGTAACACAAGACCTTCTCTTATTTCCTCTATTATTCTGCCCTTTATATCATTTAGCATAGACTTTACTACGACCCTTTTATCTTCAGGTGATTTAGCTAAAAACTCTTTATCTTTTAACTTATGATATGCAGCATTCTCTAGATAAGGTGCTATTACAGATCGTACATATTTATCAGCTTGTGGAAACTTACTTCTATATTCTTGATTCCATGCTCTCATGTCAGCTATGTTTAATAGTCTTTCCATGTTTGTTGGTTGACCCATACCTTTAAATCCTAGTATGTCGTACCATCCACCTGATGTGTACTCTTTATCTGTTCTTAGCATTGAGGACTTCGGCTCCATATAATACTCAACCGGCCCGTCACCACCTAACATTCTCATTAAATTAGTTACATACCTAGATGCATTGTACAGAATTTTGTCTCCTGAATCTCTGTCTTTAACTACAAGTTTCTGATCATCTTCTCCTAAAGCATATGTAGATAGCTTTTGTATTGGATCTGCTAATGGTCTAGTGTATCCTGAAATGTAGTTTGTTGGCATGGCTAAAATTGCATTACTAGTTATTTCAACAAAAGATTTTGTATCTTCATTTACAACTTTCTTTAAGATTGTGTCAAAGTTAAATATAGAACTAGTGTTTCTAGTTAATTGAGACAATGCTAATTGTTCACCTAATTCTTTTATTAAGGTAGGTGAGAGATCAGAAACAGTTGAATCTTCTCCTGTTATAGGATTAACATTCTTCTGTCTTAAAACATTAACTACTCTACCTAGTATGGCACATTGAGAATAAGGAAACAGATATGTAATATCTTTAGGTCTACCATCTATTAGTTCCATATTCCATGACATGCCTAGTTGTTGCTTTTGCATATCTCTTTCTGCACAAGCACCTATTAAGGTGTACTTTAAAGCACCTGACATCATAGTTTCTAGAAAACTTGCATCCTCTAGTTCTTTGCCTGTAAAATCACTAACCATTTGATTAGCTACATACCCTGTAGTAAGTAGTCCACCACCTGTGATATTACCCTTAATAAAATCTCTAACTTTTTCTGAGGATATTGATTTACCTCTCATGCCTGCTCTGTAAAGTTCAGCCATCATATTAATATTACCACCACCAAGTGAGTTATATGTAAAGGCTACGCTATTATTAAAAAACTTTCCAAATGGCATTAGTGTACCTATTAGGGGAACATCACCTACTTCTTCTAATCTAGATGCCATCCAACCTAGAGGATCAGCTAAAGCATCTTTTACAATTGCACCACTTTTAATGTCTTTATATTTTATGCCTTTTCCTGAATGATATGATTTACTAAATATATCTTTAAGTGTAGATTCTGTTGCACCTGCTTGAATATTAAAGAAGTCAATAGACGTTAACGCTGCTTTTAATTTCTCTTCGTCTTGTGCCATAAAATCTCTAAATCCCATCTTATATTTCTCTCTTAGTAATCTGTCTAGATGACCTAAATAAGATTGTGATTTAGTAAAAGTATCAATAGCTGTTACGAAACCCATTTTTTGTACAAATTTTAGATAGGCTTCATTAGTACTCATCCACCACGGGGGTACACCTTGTATACTTTTTGTTTTTATTTTTTTGCCATCTCCTGATATAGCATCTTTAAATTGTTCTTCAGCGTTTAAGTATTTAGTGCTAGTAACTTTTTCTGCGTATCCAAACTTCTTTGCTAATTCATTAACATCTCTTACATCCACACCTCCTACAATAACCTGTTGCAAAGACTTGGCACTTTCAGGAGATATTAACATCATTTTATCAAAAGCTTCTCTTGTAGCATTTGGCTCTAGTAATGTAGCTAGTCTAAATCCTAAATTCTTTCTTGTGTTTCTAGCTGTGGTCATAGCTTTACTACTAATGACTGTCGCCCAACTTTTATTACCTGTTAGAGCATCTAAAGATTCACCTATTACATTTAAAGGCATTGCCCATATGTTATTTAACATGAGTGCAGTATCTGTAGCTACATTTAATCCTGTAGTGGCTGTCCAACCACCTAAGTTTAAAGCTGTAGTTGACCATGTAGAAACCAATCCTCTTTTCCATCCTTGTTGAAAATAACTAAAAGGTCTCTTTTTTAAATTCTTTAATAGTTTTTCTTCACCTAACTTTTCAGCTAATATGTTTTTCTCAATATCTAAATCAGACAATATACTTGTTGATATTCTGCTACCAATTTGTAAAGTTTTACCAGCATCACTAAACTTATAATTCATAGAATCTATAAACTTATCAAAAGCATCAGGTTGATCTAAATCAACAGTATTAAATAGCATCTCACTTTCTAATGTACCTTCTTCATTTAATCTGTCTTTAACTCTTCTCATAGCTTTAGTGTAAGCACCTTTCTGTTGAGGAGAAAGTGTTTCTTTTAAAAGCTTAGAAAATGCTGCCATAAATTGACCAGACCCTTTTTGATTTCTTAGATCAACAAAGTATCTTAAATCTAGTTCTTCAACCATATGTTGAACCATGCCTTTTACTTTTAGGTCATCATTGCCAAATAAGAAGAAATCCATAAAATCCCTACTAGCAAATACCTCATTTTCTCCTAATAGTTTTTCTCCTTTTTGTGTAGACTCTTCCCAAAACTTAGTGAGAGCATCAGCTTTCAGTCCGATCTTCTTTACAATTGCTTCTTTTTGTTCATCTGTCTTAACTTTTTTAGTGTAGAATCCTTCAAAGTTAAAAAACTTACGCTTAGTTAAAGGCTGTCCTGATAAAGCTAACTCTATTCCTCCACCAATCATACCCTCAAACAAAGATAAGAAACCTTGCATTTGATTGTACTCATCTTGCTTACCTACCTTTATCATTGTTTCTTGGTAGTACTTATCTAAGCCATAAGCTAGTGCCATATCTGCTATTGTTACAGCACCTATATTTTTTAATATTTGACTTTTAGTATACTGTTTTGCACCTTGCTCCATTGCTGTTCCAAATGCTGCATCTTTTATTTGTTTTTTAGCAGCCCATTTCCCTAATAATTTAGGCAAGACAATGCCTGGCACAAAGTTTGTTGGACTCTCAAATGGATTAGCCGTGTTTGCTAAGTGTTCAGCTAAACCTGACATAGCATCTCCCATCCCCTTCCATCCTTCTTCTTTCCATCTACTGAAAATACCTGGATATTTATCATAGATATCATACGCATTTTTATATATAGGAAATTCTTCTTGTTTTGCTCTAGCTACAGCTAAACCTTCATTTAGTATGCCTATGTCACTACTCTCTACGTTTCTCATTCTAGTTAAAAAACGATTCCATACTTCTTCATTAGTAAAGTTATCTGCTAATGTTCCTGATCCTGACACAGCAAGATAATTTCTTAATGCAGTATTGATACTAGGGTTGTTAATCATTTCATCTTCATTTATCTTTTCAGTCTTGTTGATAAAGCTAGAATCTACAGTTGACATAAAAGGCTCAAGAGAAGAGGACATCTGATCACCATAGTCTGTAAAGCCCTGTTTAGGTATAGGAACTATGTTTGTATTGTCTGGTGTTATTATTTTTGGATCAGTCTGATCAACAGAAGGGAGATTAACCCCTACATCACTTGAATAAAAGTCATCATCATTTAAAAGTAAACCACTCATTAATATGTTCCTCTAATAACATTTTCTATCAATACTGATTGTTCAATCCCTTCTTCATCCATGTATCGTAACATAGTACCAGGAAGTAATTCTTCTGTTTCGTCCATGACATCTACAAATAATTTCAATGCTGCTCTATTTTTAAACACAGTATCTTTAGTAATATTTGCTGCATCTAAAAAGTCTGTAGCTCTAAAAGTTAACTTATTATCTGATGAAGTGTCTGCGTATGTATCTAACATGCCTGCAAAATCTTGTTGTAACTTTTGTTTATTATCTGACTGTATCCATAAGAGTGAAAAAACACTTTTACCTGCTTTAACTAGTGTGTTCATTCGATCTTTAATTGTTCCATCTGTATCATTTGGAACATCAAAATCAAGCCTGTCTGGATTACCATTCCAATCATTAGGAAACATAGTTTGTCTAAAAATATCACCATAACTAGCTCGCAGAGATGGGTTAGAACTCATAGTTGATAATAACAGAACAATCTTTCCACCAATTTTCTTATCAATTTTTTGATTAGTAGGATCAGTCATACCTTTTGTTACATCATAGTCTGCCATAGTATCTGCACTAGCCATGTCAAATCCTATCTGTGATGGATCAAGTGTATCAAGTTGACTGTAGTCAAAAGATCTGTTACCTATAGGTATGTTGCCTGCCATCTTTAGATATCTAGCTGAATCTTTAAGTGCTGAGTTAGGATCACCATACATAGCACCAAATACACCTGCATCGTACTCGCTAGGTGACTTACTACTATTGAGAAGTTCCATATGACCTCTGTACTTTTGATCTAGTAATTTGTTGAGATCAACTCCATCTGCTGATTCTAAACTAGCTACATCATTAAACAGATTATTGATAGTGTGTGGTTTTAATGTAGCACCATTTTCTATATGGTATTTCTGTAGCTCTTCAATTTCTTTTCTGAATCTCTCAAATGCAATAGGTCCAGCTTTTATTATATTCTGAATAATTCTAGGATCGACACCTTTAAGATCTTTAGTTATAAACTCTCGCATTGCTATAACATCAGTTTCAGTCTTTTGTAGTTTTGGTATTACATAATTTCTAACTCTACTTAGAGCAGATTTTGCTGTAGCTACACCTAACTCCCTAGACTTATCTAGATTATGTTGTATAACTTTAGCTTGCCCACCTCGTCCTTTTGGATTAGCTGCTGCTAAACCTAACGTGCCTAACAAGAAGATCCAATCTCCTGTTTTCATATTCTTAGTCATGTTTCTTAGACTATCAGTTCCCTTTTCCATAAAAGACTTTTTCTTCTTTTTGGTTAAGTAATTATCTTTCCATTCAAAACCTTCAGGTGGATTTGGTGTATCTTCTGGTAACATATTTATCTCCTAGACATAATACCCATTTCAGGGTTTGGCATTTGTTCTGGTGTGGGCATCTCTTGTGGCATAGGCTCTTCTTCTATAGGCATCTCTTCTAAAGGTGGTTCTGCTTGTTCTAAATCATCATCTAACATATCAGCAGTTTGCCTCATTAAATCTACACCTTCATCGTCTTCTTCAGTTTCTGCAACCTTTTCAATTTCCATACGAACCTTTTCAGCTAAGTGTGTTGCATCTTCTTGTGGTTGACTATCAGGATTTAACCCATCCACTACTTGTACACCTGCTTGTTTACCTAACATTCTTACATACTCATGTAGTACAGGACTTATTAGCATTTTATTATCCATACTATGTTTACCTTGCATTACAAAAAATGTTGTCATAGATTCTACAAGCAACTCTATAGGCACACCCATATCTAGCATTTCAATGGTATTGTCTATAACTTCATCACTTGTTATTCTACTAATATAAAAATCTATGACCTCACTTAACTTACTCATTTCAGCAGGTCTTTCGTAGGGTCTACTTTTTGGTTCTACAACTAGCGACTCACCGGGCGATGGTCTATCAAAAAAATCTGCCATTATTTACTCCTCGACATTAAAGATGAAATTGTTCCTTCAAACATGCTTGCTTCCTCTAATCTTCTGTTTTTATTGATGCCATCATTGTCTGTTGCTAACTTTCGTATGGCATCTGCTCCGACTTTAGCATCTCCTGATTTAATAGCTTCTCTAATTCTTTTGGGAACTCTTCCATAATTATAAGTAATACTTACAATAGCAGACTTCTGTCTATCGTTTAAATTTTCCCATGTATCTTTTCCTATTGTCTTTTTAATTATAGGAACAAACTCTTTAGTTATTCTTCTATTTAAATCTCTTAGTGCTTCTTCAGTAGTGACTTTCATTCCTTTTTTTATTTTAATAACAGTACCATCTTGCTTAGTAGTAGTGTTACTTCCAAACCCTGCTACATACCCAACAGTAACTAATTTACCATTTCTCTTGGTTTTATCAGCGTATGCATCACTTCTAAATTTCTCTTTATCTTTTATAAAATTAGCTGATAACTCTAGCCATCCTTGTTTCTTTCCTGAAAACATTTGAGACAACTCTTCTTTGCCTTCAAACATCTCCCCAAAACTTAATTCATCATCACGTAAGTTAGGTTCATATGAATTAGGTATAGGTGTTGCCTTTTCTGATTCTTCATTAAAAACACCAAATAATTCACCTAATGTATCCATTGATGTTGCATTCTCTTTTGTATCATAGGGTGTCTTTAAACTTAATTTAGCCTTTTCCAATTGTCCTTTTAGCAAACTATTTGCATCATCTGCCACAGTCTGTGCTAATTCTGATTCATAGAACTGTGGTGAAAAACCTGTAACAGGTGTACCATCATCCATGCTTAATCCTCCCATTACAAAACCACCTTGAGCATATCCTCTTTTGGTTTTTTGGAATTTTTTTAATTGATTGTATAACTTTGCATAAGGAATTTCATCCTTTAAACTTTTTATTTTTCTCATCTATTGTCCTTACATATTAGCTATTGCACCAATAACAGTTTGAAACAAACTACTTGTTCCTTCTGAAGCCTTTGCATCAGCATCCATTTGTGCTATTAATATAGAAGCTGCTCTTTGTTGGTCATTCTGATCCGCTGTGAATACCCAATTCATTAAATCTCTAGCTGATTGATAATCTTGTTCTAATTGCATTTTAGTCATAGCTGTTGCATTATTTGCATCGTTCATATTAGCTTGATTTTGAGCTGCATTATTAGCTGTTGTTACACTCTGATACCAAGCCGCATTTGCAGTTGATACAGCGAGAGCATTTGTTGCATTAAACTGTGCCCGGTTCTCTTTCAAAGACGCAAAGAATTTATTTAAAGCTGTTTCTTCTTGAAACTCTACAGTAGCCATAGCATTCTGTTGTTCTGCATTAAACCTAGCTTGCGTTGCTTGAATGTTCTCCATTGCAATATCAACTTTATTCTTTTCTTGCACGTTTATTTGAGCTGCAGCATTTTCAGCGGCCTGATCTTTAAACAATGCATCTATTTTAGCTTGTGCTTTTAGCATGTTAGCTTGTTGTTTGTTATTTAAATTAGCAATGTCCATATCTAAAAAGGCTTTAGCATTAGCAACTTGAGCCTGTTGTTTGTTGGTCAAGTTGGCTATATCCATTTTAGTTAGAGCTGCTGCGTCAGAAAGAATCTTGGCATTTTCCGCATTCAAGTTAGCTATGTCTACACTTTGAGCCATGCGAGCATTCTCTAATGCTATTTGCACATCAGCATCATAGTTTTGTCTAGCTATTTCAGATATAGTTGATGCATTCTTTACTCTTGCTTGAAACTCTTGATCAAAATCAACCTTTAAAAAATCAGCCCTTTGTTTAGCAGCTAATATTGTAGACTGTTGTCTGTTATTTAAATTTTGCATTTCAAATTCTGCAACAGTTTTAGCATCTGCACTAGCAATTGGTATTGCTGACTCCATTGCCGCTTGTACAATGGCTTGACCTGCTAATGATGATGCATTTAATCCTCTTGCATTAAGAGCGGCTAACGCAGTACGCATAGCACCTGCCGCCCACACAGGAGTTGCCCCACCTTCAAAATCATCCATTAAGTTGTCTAGTTGTCCTTGTACTAATGCTTTTGTACTAGGATCTGCTGTTGCAAATGATTTCTCTGTTTCTTTTATGACTTCATCTGCTTTATCTTTATCGTATGCAGACTGAACTGTTTCACCATCTTGCAATGTTCTCTTAGTTGGACTCTTTACAGTTTGTGCTGATTCAATCTGAGCAGCGTCATATTCAGGATCTAACTGACCTAAATCATCTTTTGTCATTGTTTGGGCAGTAACTTTATTATCTTCGTCTATCGTTCCTACAGCACCTGCAACCCCTGACAACTTAGTATCTATGTCATCTGCCGTTTTAGCAATATCATCATCTCCAATTTGATTAGCACTAACATCTGATGTTGTGTCAGTAGCTGTTTTTACTGCATCCATCGTTCCTAAACCAGGCTTAGTAACATCCCCTGTTACTTGCCCCTTTGTACTATCAATCAAAGTTGGATCACCAGGATTTACAGAAATTGTATTTACAGGTGTTTTTGTTGTTAATTTTGCAAAGTTTTTAGTAGGAGTAGTGGTAGTAGGAGTAGTGGTATTAGGATCTGCATTAGGATCTGTAGTATTAGCATTTGTAGTATTAGCATTTGTAGTT